CACTGATGCTCGATTGGGCTGATGTTGCGGCCGAGCAGCTCGCGCAGGCGTTTCAGTGCGGCGTAGGCGGTGAATACCTCGGGCTCGTGCTGCTCGGGGAATACCGGCGCGCCGGTGCGCTGAGGCAAGGCGATCTCGGGCACCTTGCCAGCCTGGGGCTTGGGGGTGATGCCGGAGAGGTCGATCCGCCCCTGGTCCAGGTCGGCGCGTAGGCGCTCGGCTTGGTTGAAGGCATGGCTCTTGTGCGTGGAACGATCGCCCCAGACCTGGCCGCGCGCGTCGAACCCGTGCTCGTCGGTCTTTACCAGCGTTGCAGCGAGCTCGATGCCGTCCACGATACGCCAGCAGCGGATCGCTTGGGGCCACTCGTAGGGCGAGTAGTCCACCATGACCTTGTCGCCCACGAACGTGCCGCCATGAAGCTGGTACTCGTTGCCCTTGAATGAGACCTTGCGGCCGCCGCGCACGGTGCGCTCCTCGGGCGCGCTGCGTGCCAGGGCCTTGCAAACTTCGATGGGCGGGAGCTCGCGCAGGTGATCCCCGACCTTCCAGGCCCAATACTGGCTGCGCGGGGATCCGGTGCGGCTGTGCGGCTTGCAGGCATTGAGCCAGGCCATCATGTCCCAGGCCCGGGCGTTGAGCTCGTCGAGGTTCTCGGCGGCTTTGAGGCTGAGGCTGCTCTCGAAGTAACGCTCGATCAGCCAGTGGTGGGATTCGATGCTGCCCTTGGCCCAGGGATGGCCGGCCTCATGGGCCTGGAATTCTACGCCCAGGCGCGTGAACAGGTTTTGGCAGAATTGATTTTCAAAGCCGCTGCCCTTGTCGGATACGAGAATCAGCGGGACACCGTGGAAGGGGTACTTGGGGAGTTCCCTGCGGTCCCAGGCCTCGAGCAGGAACTCGACGGCCAGTTCGCGGGATTCGCCCGACTCGTAGAAATAGCGCCAGTAGAACGCGCCCGAGCAGTGATCGACCAGGGCGTAGCGGATCAGAACCTTTTTCACCTTGCGGAAGTACTCGGGCTTGTTCTTGTAGTACATCAGCCGCATGTCGCGCGGCACGGACGGCCCCTGCTCGGCCTTGCCCGAAAAACGCCACTGAATGCAGATCGAGGCATCCACCTGGTGGACGTGGTTGGGGTGCAGGCTGCGTGTGCCCCAGGTCGATTGAGACGCGCGCATGGCCTTGGATCCGACGCCCAGGCGGCGCATGTGACGGTTGATCGTGGCCGGAGAAACGTCAGCGGACGCCCGCCCGTTGTCGGCCGCGTGGAGTTGCGCAACCCAGGTGGGCATCGTGCGGTTGCCGTTGGCGCGCGTGGCGCGTGCCTGCATCGCCGCCAGCGTGCGGACCTGCTCGTCGGTGAGGTCGGATCGATACGCGCCCTTGTCGGACCGCTGCCGGCGGCATGAGCCCCACCCGTGATTTTTTGCGATGCGGTAGACCGTGGACGCTGACACGCCCAGACGCGCCTCGAATTCTTTGACGATGCGCGAACGGTCGGCGGAAGCGGCGGCCGCGGTCATGCGGTCCGCCAGCTCGTGGCCGATCCGGGGATCAACCGCAGCCACGATCTACTCCTCGGCGCGAAGCGGGATTTCGGTCAGGTCGGGGTTGCCCGTGGCGTGGAAGCGCTCGCAGGCGTCCTGGTATTCCTCGGACACCAGTTCCGTCAGGCGCGTGTAGTGGCCGAGGACCAGGCCGCGGACATCGTTGCCCACATTGTCGGGATCGATTGAACGCAGCAGGTTAAAGTGCGCCTGGAAAGCCTTGAGCTCGACGTCGAGCTGTTTCTCGGCCTCGATCACCGCAGACGAGAGGCCCTCACGCAGGCCCTGGATTTCATCCTTGCAGGCCTCGACGAGTCGATCCTGATCTTTGATTTTCTCCTTGAGTTTGTCTTGGGTCTTCTGACCCTTGCGCAGGCGTTCGCGCAGCTCCTTGACTGTGAGCAGATTGATCTCGTCGCGGGGTATGCCCGCGAGATCGCCGCCGGCCTCGAACTCGGCCAACTCCTCGTCCGGCGCCTCGAGCAGGGCGTAGACTTTGGACCGTTGCTCGATCTGGGCGAGGCTGGGGAAACGCTGCGCCTTCTCAGCGGCCCGCATGAAGCGGTAGGCCACGCTCCTGGGCAGGCCGATCTCTTCCTCGATTGTGGCGATGAATTGCCCGGGCAGGCGTTCGCGCAGGGCGATTAAGCGCCGTCCGGCCTCGAAGATGTCTTCCACGCTGCGATGGGCGTAAAAGCGAATCTCGTTGACCAGGACCTGGTTGTCGGCGGGGAGCTGCTGCGTGAAAGGCGCTAGGGCTTGTTCGCGCGCGCGGCGTTGCTCTGCCACGCGCGCAGCATTTTCGTCGCCCTGGGCCGCGAGGTCCTGAATCTGCTCATCGGTAAGAGAGAGGTACTTATCATCTTTGGGAGTCATTGATATCTCCGATGTAGGTTTTGAGGGTTGAATCCAAAGCCCGGGCGCGGTCGATTAGGCCCAGGCGAAACTTCTCGGCAAAGCGGATGATGCGGGGGCTGAGGCGGTACGCGCCCCTACCGTCGTTCTCGACGTAGCCACGCTGTTCCAGGTTCCACAGCAGGCGCAGCGCGTTGTCCTTCTCGAGGCCCGAGGCCTCGGCGATCGCGGCCAGCGGTGTGAACTCGAACTCGTGGCCTGACAGGGTCTCGATCAGATCGAGGGTTTTCTGCACCGACTTGTTGGTGTAGTCCGCCATCAGGCTCTCCTCGCCTCAGCCTCGAGCGTCGCGATTTCCCGCGCCAGGCGGGCGGCCTTGGCCTTCTTGCGGCCGAGTTCCACGAAGTGCCGTTCACTTGGGCCGACCGTGTCGTAACCCACGGCGCGCGCGAGGATCGCCAGACCCTCGTAATCGTCAAGCACCCAGCAGACTGCGGGGATGTACGACGCGGGGAGGCGGTACCCCTCTTTACTGCCTGCGCAGTAGGCGTCCCACACCGCCTGCGAGAGGTCGGGCCTGCTAACGAGTTCGCCCACGCGGGCCGCTATTACCGCACGCGACAGCGGGCTGCGGCCGGAGGCGCGCACCAGCCAGGCGCGGATGGCGGCGTCGATGTCGAATGCTCCGGGCTCCGGGTCGTTTGATCCGATGCCTGGAAGTTCACGCTGGCCAGAGGTCCGGGGGTCTGGTTTTTTCGACGACTTAGACATTGACGGCCCCTTTAGGGTGGGATAATTTGATTTCGGGCTGATGAACAAGTCGGCGGCGGATGTGGGCCTCGACTCGGGGAGAGAGCCTTTCGCCGCTTAGTACACGGCAGATTGTCGAGGGGGATAAGTTCATCTCGGCAGCGATGTCTTTCTGCCGGATGCCGTGTAAAACAAGGAGCGCTTTCAGTTTTGAAACCAAGGCTTTCACTCAGAGCAATTAATTGACTGAAGGGAATATATTAGATGCTATCTAATTTGTCAAGAGGTAAATTAGATGTCAGCTAAGAAACCTCTGAGCATCGGTGCCCGCCTCAAGCACATCCGTAAGCGGGAGGGCTGGAACCAGATTGCCCTTGCCGAGCTGATGGGGGTCAAACCTCCGTCCCTTTCGGTCTTTGAGTCGGACAAGGCCCTGCCTTCGATCGCCACGCTTGAAAGGTTTTTCCAGAAGGCGGAGTACTTTCCCGAGTGGATCCTTTTTGGCCGGGGCCCGATGAAGCACGGCGACCCGGATCCGGTGGAGGCGATCGACATGGAGGCCCTGGGCCGGCTGCCCGTTGAGCTGGTGGATGTCAGCATCAGCGATGGCGAGCTTGAGGATCAGGAAGTGGCCGAGTTCCGGCGGCTGCCGTTTCTGGTGGACTCCGTGGCCGCCGGCGCCGAGCTGATAGTCCGCGATCAGATTCAGGGCTGGGTCGTGATCCACAAAGACCAGCTCAAAGGACGCCATAACGTCGTGGCCGTGCGGGTCGAGAAAACCCAGGGCAACAGCATGTTTCCCACGATCCGGCCCGGCGACATCGTGGCCATCGACCGCGATGAGATCAATCCGGCGAAGTACAAGAGGCCCAGGATATTCCTGATCCGTACAGAGGACGGGCTTACCATCAAGCGCGCTTCGCTGAGCGGGGACAAGCTGATCCTTACCGCCGATAATCCGGAGGCGGGCTGGACGCCGATGATTATCGACCTCGAGGGCCGGGAGCTCTCGGAAGTTGTAATCGGACGGGTTTTCTGGCAAAGTTCAGACGCATTGTAAACATTGCCTTGCCTTTGGGGGAAACATGTCTAATATTACAGATTTTATAGAAGGCATTAAGTCTCTTTTAAAAACCCCTCTTGGTACAATTGGAGCATTTCTGGTTCTTGTTTATGGTATTGCAGCAGTAGTTGCTTACTCTCCTTCAATAAGTACGGTTAGCTTCTCATGGATGCTTTTCCTTTTTCTTCTAACGTTCCCTTACGCGGTTTTATGGGTTTTTTATCAGTTAGTTACTAAGCATCCTAATAAGCTTTACGGTCCTTCTGATTTTTTAAACGAGAATACCTTTCTAAATTTTATTAATAATAAGATCGATACTTCCCAAAAGATGCTTGACCTTGAACAGATAGTGAAAGAGATTGAAAAACGTATTAACGAACAGCCACTTTATAGATATACAAAATTGAATGAAGCTGGGAAGCTAATTTGTTTACGTGCCTATAGTGGTAGCCCAACCGAATTGGATAAGTTGCTGGCACAAGCCAATAATAGTATTAGAGATTCTGTAAAAAATATTTCTGAAGAAGATTATTTACAAACGATACATAATATTGAAGCAGATTATGGATGGATAACAGTTGATGGAAACATCGCAACAATTACGGAGAAAGGGAAAGATGCAATAGGTACATTTCAGGACATTTGTTATGGCAGACTGTCATAAATAATCCACTGTTAAAGAGTATTATTGATGTCAAGTTGTTTGCTAATTGGCACATTAAAGAATTTTCAGTTGGAACCTTTATCAAGAGATCGTCCGGGCGGTCTACGCCTAGCGATAATCCGGAGGCGGGCTGGACGCCGATGGTGATCGACCTTGAGGGCCGGGAGCTCTCGGAGGTTGTAATCGGAAGGGTTTCCTGGCAAAGTTCAGACGCATTGTAATTTATTAAAGAGGCATATATGGATTTGGGAGCGCCGGCAGGGGGGTTAGCAGGGTGGATTGCGGCAGCAATCGCTGCAATTACACTAATAATTTATGTTTATTTTAGGAGAAGGCCTTCCGTAATAACGTGCCAAGAGATCGAACGATTATCCCTAGTTACAATTCAAGATCAAGCCAAGGGTAAATTAGTTGTCTCATATAATGGAGAGCCTATATCCAAAGCGTCATATTTTAAAATTAAAATCTTCAACAAGGGCACAGAAACAGCTAATGATATTGATCTTGTATTTAAATTTTCCGGCGTTGATAAAATACATGATGTAGAAATTGAAGTCGAGAACGGGGATAAAAAGGATATTAGTAATAATATAGAAGAAGATGGTAGCCTGAAAATAAGCATACCCTACTTAAATTCCTTTCGGGCACACAAGGATTGGATTCTTATTTCCTGTATTTTTGAAGGATATGTTAAGGATTATCACGTTTATGGAAATGGAAATGGTTGGTCCGTTAGAAAAAAGGGGAAATTGCGGAGATCTGTTTTTTCCTCGCTGCTTATCCTAATGGGTTCCATCGCAATGGTTGCCCTTTATGGCCTTCTACTTTACGTTACTGTTAATTCAGTGGTGAGCCATAATTTTTTTATGGCATCAGCCTCCGCAGTGGTATTATGTTTGCTATTAACACCAGGGTTCATTATTATACGTGAACATTAGTTTATGAAGTAGTAAATAATATTGAAGGCCATCGACTCACAATGGATTGGAAAATGAGAAGTTGGTTAATCTGCACGGTGGCTGTTGCGCTTACAGGACTTTTAACGGCTGGCTTTACCGTTGTTGTCAACGGGCACCGGATCCCCGGGCCCGACCCTTCAAAGGTCGGTGACTACCGCGTACTTAAGACCGAGCCGATTCGCCAGGGCCAGCGCCTGGCCGTGAAAGCGTACGTACTGTTTCCCCAAACGCTGACGCACGATCAGCTCGGGCCGACCGCGATGCAGGCGGCCTTGGACCAGGCGTCCAAGTTCAACGCGGGCTGGGTCGAGCTGCGGGCGCTCGCGGCCGAGGGCTGCGTTGGCAAGGGCTCACAGGTGGCCGTGGCTTGGTTCTCGAATGACGGCAAGGGGGCGACGCCGACCTACAACGCCCCGACCTGGGAAGTGGAGATCGTGCCCGAAAACTGCTGGCCGTGGAGCGATGGGGAGATCGCCGCAGCAGAATACTATTGTAAAAACAATAAATCAGACGGCAAGCCGGACTGGATTCGGAGGTCGGATAAGTTCTTTTCGTGCGTGCCCTCGGTTGATTTATCGGACTAACCTCCTTGGGGGTATAAATGGTAGATTTTCACAGTCTTGTTCTCCGATTGATCGATAAAAACAATGAAACCCCCCAAGTGGATTACAAGTCCCAATTCGACGGATCATCGCAAGCTTGTGCTCAAGCAGCGAAACATGTATGTGCGATGTTGAACTATGAAGCTCCTGAATTTGACGGTAATTCATTTATTATTCTTGGAGTAAAAGTCGGAGAAGGCATTTGTGGTGGGATTGAATACCTACAGTCCGATTCTAAACGGGAAAGTGTTGAGCAACGCATCATGAGTTGGGTCAAGCCTAGACCAAGCGTAGAAGTACGTCATTATCAAGAAGACTCGAAAGATTGGGGAGTCATCATTGTCAGGAAGGGCATGAAAAGCGAAAAACCTTATGCTATGGCAAAAGAGGCTCCGTGGGCAATATCAGACACTGCCTACGGGACCCACTTCAACCGCGATGATATGTTTATCCGAGAAGGTCAATCGACCAAACGTGCAAACAGGGAACAGGTTAGAAAGTTATCTTTTGAATCTCAATTCTCTGTCTCGCCGAGTCCTGAAGTCAGCTTTATTCAGGGGGAGGAAAACACTCTCTCGTTAGTATTAAAAGTATCTAGAACAACTGATGAATATATGGAAGAAATATTAGATCACGACCTTTCAGATTTGGAGGGTTTTATTAAGCAAGATCGCCTTACCACAGATGAGCTGGAACAATATAAAGAACGGCTGCATCTGTGGGAGAAAGATAATTCGGATGCCATCAAGGAGTGGGCTGCGGCCGAGAGGATTAGGCAAAACCACGTTGCAGTAAAGATCGCATTAAAAAACAGCGGTTTTTGCTCTCTCCAAGGGGCTCTCGGATTCATTAGTTTCCCTGATGGATTCGTAGTTATTAAGAAATTGCCGGATAGTGTGGCACTTCCTCAAAAGCCTGTGCAACCTCGGCCAAGGCCTACTCCCGCAGAAGATAATCTGTTAAAATCAACACTGTTTTCTCTATATGAGCAGTTTTCAATGTCACCTTATGATGCTTCGCTATCAATAAAACCTCGGCATTACCTCCCTTTTGATTTTTCTATAGACAAACCGGTTCCGCCCTCTCCATTTTTTCTTTGGGTTGACAGTACAACCATGGTAAAGTTCAGTATTGTCAGTCTTCTCCACAATTTATCTATTGATTTTGATGAGGGGTTTTACCTTGTCCCTCCAACGGAGCGCGGCGAGTACGAGGTTGGCGTTGTGGTGCACGCGAAGAATATGCCAACACCACACAAACAAACACTGAAAGTGCTTGTTAAATAATAGATATTTATTTATTGCGTAAGGCAACTTAATAAATTATAATGTTTGCCAATTGGTAAAAAGGTATCGGGGGATTGATAATAGTTTTTGCGCATGGTATAGAAAGTAAATCTTATTAGGAGGTCTGCCATGGTAGACAACAAGCGCGACCGCTCCAAAAAATCCGATTCAAAAACTAATAAAGGCGCAATTCCTAGCCCACTTGAACAACAAATCCCCCTTACAGAGAGAATCATCAGGAAGGACTCGGACGTAGAGAAGCCGAAACCTCTTGCGAGAGGGCCGATACCACCTGCTAAAAGCGAGGGCTGACGAAGAAAAGGGTCGAAGAAGATGCCAGCTAAAAAGCCTGCAACAAAGAAAATTAAAAAACCTGCGTCGAAAAAAGCACCGGCACCTATTGGCTCGAAAAAGAAAAAAGCTAGAGGGCCGATTCCGCCCGCAAAACATCCGGTAAAAGATCCCGAAGAGTCAAAAGCGTGATTCTATGAAGCCTGAAGAAGAATATAAATTTATTTGTGAGCAGTATATAAGTGATCGAAATGAAGTCAGGAAAGACATAACAACCTTTGCTATCGCTATTATCGCTGCGGTATGGGTGCTCATCGAAGCTGGATTTATCACAAACCCGCTGTGGGCCAAGATGACCTTTTTATCGGCGATTGCTGCTATCGCTTTTAACGTGATCGGTAAGTATTTTAGAATAAACCACTGGATGAAATGTATGGACGACGACTCGGTCAGTATTGACTACAGAAGCACCAAGCATGGAATATTGGGGCATTTTTCAATCTATTTAAGCAGTATATCAATTGCCCTTGCTCTGATATTCTTTCTCGTTGCCGTTATAGGATAGAGAGTATGCCAGAGAAAAAGACAAGGGAAAGGGGCCCCATTCCACCTGGAATTAGGGGTGAAAGAAGAACAACGAAAAAGAAACCGTTCGCCAAGAAGGCCAGAGTCAAGAAGGCTCCAGCGAAAAAATAGTGAGCGGCTAAGAGCTGTTGGAAGTGTAGGCGTGAATGATAAAGCACTAGACAAGTTGTGCCAATTGGCACAAGGATACAAATGTGATAACAATAAACAGGATTCTATTCATATAAGAAAGTAAGGCCATGGGATTTTCTGAGCTGACGATTCGAGTAGTGTTATTATTTATACCAGGAATTATCTCATATATAATCATCGATAAATGCGTGACCTTAAAGGATCGGACCAAATTTCACTTTGTTTTATATGCATTTATCCTTGGTTTTCTTGACTATTTAACTGTTGAGGTTCTGTTGTCGTTGTCCGGTCCTGGACAGAAGCTAACCTTCACAAAAGCGCTTGTGGATAATAATATTGACATAGACATGACGGAGGTAAAGTTTGCAAGTGTTGTTGCAATACTTGTGGGTCTGACAATATCTGCAGTATTGAGACGTAGTTTGTTTCATCGATTTGTTGCCAAACTTAAGATATCAAGAAAAATTTCTGACCCTGAAATATGGGGGCATGTTTTCAACTCACAAATTAATCCTCCGTGGGTTTGCGTAAGAGATTTAGCAAACGATCTTACTTATACAGGATGGGTGGATTGCTTTTCGGAAGATGAAGAAGAAAGAGCAATGTTTATCCGAGAAGTTGAGGTAAAGAGAAATACATCGGGAGAAAAGCTCTACGATGTTCCTGCAATATATTTATCAAAAAGAAAAGACAATATTATTATCGAATTCTTAACGATAGAATATGACGAGGCAATAAACACCAATTCCCAAGGAGACTCAAATGGAGAAGAATACTAAAGGTACAGGCCGGAAGGATACCCTGAAGAAAGGGGGGAGGTATACGACTCCTCCAAGTAAACCACGTCCGGAACCGAAGCCGCAGCCCGAGAAACCTAAAAAGGGCTAAAATCACTTGACCCGCTTGTAGCGCGTCCCCCGCCGGAATCCGGCGGCCTTGAACTGCCTCACGACCTCCTCGCCGAAGCGGGCCAAAATCAGCTTCTCGGCCTTGGGCAGCACGTCCTTTACAGCGTCGCGCAGGTAGGGCGTTGACGTGAATGTCGAGGCGCCGGGGTGCCGGACGCGGCGGGCGAATACAATCTTGCCGCCGATTATAAAGCGCAGCGCCTTCCCGCGTCGCGGCACGATCTCGTGCGGGCCGGGGAGCGGCTCGCCGTCGTGGACCGTGGCCGCGTACCGCTTATCAGAACCGACGATGCAGCCCCGGGGGGTCTCGACCACGATGATCGAGCGCTCGAGCTCGTGCGTGCGCTTGGGCACCAGCTCACGCGCCCGCTCGCGCACCAGCTCGGCGATATCGCGCTGGGTCTTGCGCACAAGCCGTTTCACTGCACCGCGTCCTTAACCTTGCCGACCAGTCGCACCACGGCTTGGGCGTCGGCCTCATCGCTGAATCCGTCAGCGTCGATCGGCGCGGGGGCCTGCTGTTCCGTAGCCTGTTCGAGGGTGAAGTCGGTTCCGGGCTCAAGGTTGTAGGTCCGGCCGATGTACGCATCGGTGAACCGCACGCCGAGCTTTTCGCGCAGCAGCCCGTCGCGCTCCGCGCGGTCCTTGCGGACATCCTCCTCCTCGAACCAGCGCCAGAGCGGCGGCGTGGCGCCGGCCACGTTGAGGTTGGTCAGCAGGCTCAGCGGCTTGCGCAGGGTCACGGCCACCAGCCGCTTATCGGCCCCGACGTAGTCCTCGCGCACCTCGAGGTGCCCCTTGGTCGCGGCGTAGCTGCCCTTGTCGCCGACCTCGGTGCTGAGCGTCTGCCCCAGCACGGTTTTGCTTATCGCCGCGTTCATCACGGCCACGAGCCGATCGTAGAGATCCGAGCTGCCCTTGACGTCCACGCCGTGCAGCTTGAGCTCCTCGCCCTCCTCGAGCACGGCCACGGCGTCCTGGACCATCTGTATCAGCCGGTCGGCCAGCATCTCGCGCTCGTTGGCGTCCGTGCCCTTGGGCACTTTGGCCTCGATCCAGGGCGTCCCGAATTTCTCGGCAAAGTTGAGCCAGAACTTGAGACCGCCTTTCTTGAAGACCACCGGCCAGAAGCACTTGCTCAAGATGCCCGAGCCGTAGGGATTGTCGTAGCTGGCCTCGTAGCGCGCGGCAAAGAACTTGCGCGGATCGCACAGCTCGCCCTCGATCGGCTGCTCGCGCGAGAGAAAGCGCAGGCGGTTGTCATCGTCAAAGCCGAACCATTCGGGCGGCTTGCCGACCAGGCCATCAAGCGTCAGCGCATCGGACGCGTAGCGCCAAAGGATTTCGATCGGCGCGTAGCCGAACAGCACGGCGTTGAGGATCTCGCGCACGAGCTGATCGGTGTCCACGTTTTCCAGCGCGGCGCGGCAGAGGTCGGCGGCCTTTTTATCGGCGCGGCGGCTCGAGGCGGGCTCGAGTTCGTGCTCGCAGGACAGCACGCCCAGGCGGCGCGAGGTGACGCAGGCGTTGACCTGATCGTCGGTGAGCAGCTCGCGGTAGACGGTGATCGACTTGCCCGCGCGGCGCAGAACGATATCGGGATTGGGCAGCAGCCCGAGCAGGCTGCGCATCTCGTAGGCGGATGTGGCTCTAGTAGCCCGCTCGCCAAGAAGTTCTTTGGACAT